CATATAATGCAACCCATATATCTTCATTTACATCGCTCGCGATGTTTATAGGTGTACTGCCGGGTATACTTACACTTAATATAGGTGTGAGTGTATCGTTGTACTTAATTACTGTATCAGTGTCGCTATACGCAACCCATGTGTTGTAATTAATTTTTCCTGTATATATATCTACATTTGGTACAACTGCAGAAGCAAAAGCACCTAGATGATTTTGCTGCATAGTCGCTGTCACACTATTATTTACACTTTGAATATTTATAAAAAATGTAGATAGTGGTGTTGAAATTAGACAGTATGATGTTTCTATTAAATATCTTTGTGGTATATATGTATGTGTACTAGCAAAAATATTTGCTGTTGATAGTGCTTCGTTACAAGTTATGGTAGATCTAAAATATCCGCCGTAATTTAAATTTTGTATAGGTGTGCTTGTAACGGTGCAATTGCATTTGTTGTTGGAACTATCTCTCACATCAACGTATATTGTATTGTTAGCAGAAAGTAAATCTGCTCTACTTACATGAGTTAGAGGTGGTAGTGTCTTTAATGTAGCGTCATCAAAATCTTTAACTTTAATAACAACGTTAAACGGTTGATTTATAAATTTATTAGGCGATATACTAAACCTATCTGTGCCAAATTCTTCGTCTAATCCGTTGGAAGTAATTGATAAGAGCTTTGCACGAGATCTCTCTATCATTACACATGTAGATCTGTCGCTTACAGATTGATTAATTACAGGAATTTGTAAATTTAAGTGCTTTGCATATTTGCTACTAGCATCGGACAATACTTTACCGCCTATTATTGCTTGTACGTATATTGGCGGTGGATATACGTAACCTGGTTCAATAGGCTTTGTCAATTCATCTACATAATATACAACTCTAGATCCTGAAGTTCCTACAAACACTGCACCTTCTTCTGTTTTTTCACACAATATTATACTGTTGTTATATTTTTTCGCATATAGTAATATATTTTGTTGCGTGTATATATTGTTTACAGGTATAACTTCACTACGTGACGTATATGTATTAAACTGATTTACGAGAAATTTAGACTGTGGCTTTAAGTGTGCAAATTTGTCGTTAATATATTCAGATTCTATTAAAAATGGGGCACCGTTACCACTTACAGATAGATGTATTATTGAGCCTTTATCACCTAACTCATTATAAGTTTGCCAACTATTTGTACGCTCTATTAAAAATTCTGTATCACTACCACCTGCTTCACCCACATAATCACTTTGTCTAGTTATCATTACATTATCGGTAATAAAATCTCTAACAAATATATTTTGCACAAACATACTTTCATATCCTCTACCTGATGTAGATGCTATATAACATGTAACTGTATAACTACCAGGAAATATGTAAGAGTGACTAGCAGTTATTTCTCTACTAATTGTACCGTCTCCAAAATCCCACAAAATATTTGTTGTCGATATAATATCTTCAATTTTACCTGAATCTAATTTTGGTATAAATTTAAATGGTGTGATTGGTAACGTATACCCTGTTGTTACTGGGGTATTTGTGTAGTCGTATACATCAAAATATATGTATTTTGTGCTTTTCATTAAATAATTTCAATACGGTTAACTAAATTATCAATATTGTTAAAGTACGGAAATTCAAAAAACTTTAATTGCACGCTCTGGGAAGTTGCAAGAGCTGTCGCTTCTGGATAAAATGGGTCCCAATTTATAAAATTTATTTTTGGTACCGCACGAGTACCTACTTCTAGATCCGTTCTTAATGTTTCAATTTTTTGCACCCCTTCGATACCTAATAATAAAGTGTTTAATCTATTAACATTAATTAGCCCACCTAAACTATTGTTTTCGGGTTGAAAAAAATCAGTTATAATGTTTATAGCTTTACCTTTAATTATATCACGCGAAACAGTATATTCAGGGTATCTAGAAATAATGAGTTTTGTATCAGCACAAATACTCACATCTACTTCTTCATTGGTAAAATTTAATCCAAAGTCAAAAGTTTTAAAAATAGTATTGCCAATCACAATATTGTGATTTACCGATCTGTATTTGTCTAATTCATCAACAATCATTTGTTTTTGAGCTGGTATAATTGTTGTGGGTAATTGATTGTCTGTAGGTATAGAATATTTTCCTACTGTAAATATGTAAATGTTGTTAAAATCACAAGCATCCGCAAACATCACTTGATTCATTAAAACATTTTTATTTGCATTTGGTCGTTCGAGTCCAATATCGTAATAATATTTTATAACTTCCGATGTGTATGTATTGTTAGAACATACAGTTAAGTCGGTTAACATATAATTAAAATGTTTTTTCGCAATTACTGTGTAATCATCTACAGTAATTGCACGGTTTTGAGAGCTGAAAGATAGCGCAGCGTTTTCTTTAATAGAATTTACACTCTCAGGCTGTGAATATACTGTAGATGCAATGGTATTGTTGATTCTAATGTGTTGTAACAAAGTTTGTGAAAGATACGTCTTGTTTTCAACTTTTATGTCATTAAAAATTTCATTCCATAACTCAGTATTATATATTGAAAACACTGAATTTGAAATACTTTCAGAAGAAATTTTTCCTAAATCGCCGTCGCTCTGCAAATAAAACACACTTACTAAATCACCGGCGTTTAATTGTTTACCGTTAATATCATTACCAAATTTTATTTCATAGAAATAATTTTCATTTAAGCGTTTTTCATATTTAAACTCTTTATGCTTGGCAAAGAATAAATTAGGCACCTCATTCCACTCGCTCCATTTTTGCGTTTTTGCATCTTTTACAAAAACAAATATTTGATTGTGGTCAACTGGTACCGTGTCATCATTTGAATCTCTAAGTGTCAGTGTTAACTGTTCAAACGGCGTCCCGATAGCGGTGTACGTCGTGTATTCTTTGATGTTGCCCTGGTACAACACGTAATTGTTGGTAATGCTGTCAATTAACTGACTGCCGGATAAAGACTTCTCAAACATTAAATCTTGTGTTAATGTATATGCGGCATTGTTTGCAAAAACTCGTGAAAATCTAGGAATAACATACACCGCTGGCGTGATATCACTGCCCGCAACTACGTTAAAAAGTAATGAAGCGGTATGAAACCCGTCAGGCTTGTACCCTATTAAAGAGACTAATTTGTTTACGTTTTCATAAATTTCAGCTTGCGAGAACAACGCTTCAGAACCTGTTTGATTTAGATAGTAAACAAGCACATGATACATGTAAGCTATAATGTCAACAACTCCAGATATATTACTGCCTTCAAAATCAATATCTTTAAAAGTATTATTTTCTTTTAATCTGTTAATTATTAATTGCTTCATGCTTGAGGCATCAAAAGCCGTGTAAGCATTTCTAGGTAAATTGTATTCTGGAAATTTTGAAAGTGACATATATTAAATGAATGTATAACCGTCTTTATTTAATGTACCTGAAAGTTTAACATCAGTATCGCCGAGGTTGCGCAATCTCACTATTAAATCTACGTTATATTCGTTTAAATCGTAGTTAGGTATCACTGTTATTTGCACGGGTACTATTCTGCTTTCCCAACGTTTTAATCCACGGTAAATTTCGTCTTTAATATCATAACTTGAGCTCTCGGTCATAGGTTCAAAGATATATCTTCGCAAATTTATACCAAACTCTGGCTCTAATATCTTTTGTCCCGGCACTGTTAAAAACAAATTTCTAACAGCATTTCTCAATGCATAAAAATCATAATCTAAAGCTAAGTCTTTTATCTCGTAAGATTGGTGTTTATTATCGTTTATTGAATATTGATGTTGTAAATCAAGTCGTAAATCTGCATATGTAATGTTATCAGTGTCTTTTATGGTTGTACCAATTGCAAATTTAGCCATATCCATATTTAGCTGTGATATATGAGCTTTAGCTATTTAATAACAGCAAAAAAACTACAAAAACAAATAAATAAATAGATATATGAATAAAAAGTTTCTAAGTGTGTGTGAATCTGCATTAACGCGTTTTTCTAGAGGTGGATTTCTTGTTGGTGATGTGCTGAAATTTGTTAAAGCTTTTGAAAAACACGAAGAGTACAAACAGCTTGGATCAAATGTACATGATTTAATAGGAGAAATGTTAAAAACTGGATTGCATGTGCGTGTGGTAGGTATCAACGATGCGGCTCCCGCAAGATACCCCGGGAACCCCGACACTATGACCGGGTCAGTTGTGTTAAATATCGCGTTAGATAACGGCGGTGGTAGATATACACATTACTGCACTGTTCCTAGCTGCATAGTTGAACCAGAAAACTTTTATCCTAATTTACCACCCATGCCTGATAGTGTTGTTCGCCCGGACGGCACAACACTGAAGCCAATTGAATTTAAATACAACGATACAGAAGCTTCAAATCAAACATTGAAATCAATGCAAGGTGATAAATTGAAAGATACAAATAACACCTTACCAGATAAAAATGTAAAATTTTCTACTGCGAGCTATATGCAGTAATTATTGCAGAGATTTCTGAATATCTAGCATACACCCGAAGAAATTAATTTCTGCATCTACCACAAACGTGTGTCGATACATTCTCTCAACGAGAATTAGTATTATAATTTGCTTTTGAGAAGTTGATAGCGTGGAAGTTTGATACACATGCTCAAGCAGTTGTTTCATTAAACCGTGATAATCGTTTTGAAAAACCGATTCGCTCTGAATAACTAGCTTTCTAGCAGCTAGA